CATATTTTGTTCCGTTTTCTCCACCAAGGGTTGCGTTATATCCATTATAAAAAGAATTATAGAATTCTATCCAATATTTTTCGCGGTTATTTAAGTCCTCTGTCTCTTCAATAACCTCCCATGAAATTAATTCTGGAGAGATAGAATTTAACATACGATATAATGGCCAATTACAATATGGTTCTTTGTTCTTATCTCGAGCATGTTCTGCCCACCGTTCACGATATGCTCTATTTGTTTGTCCTATATAACTTTTATCGTTTGTAAGATTTGTAATTTTATAAATGTATCCCATATTATCTCCTATCTATTCTATCATATTATCTCCTTACCATGTTATTGTTGCGCCAGTACTATCATCATACATACCCATATTAGCGCGATTTCCTCTTGGATATTCTTTCTTAACTGGATTTTCTGCCATCCAATATAGTCGCTCTCGCGCACGAGTAGCGGCAACATAACATATCCTTTTTTCTTCACTATTAAATTTCTTCGCGCCAATAACAATAACATTATCTGCTTCAAGTCCTTTGGCACTATGAATAGTTAATACTTTAACTTTATTCTCTTGCATTTCTTGTTTTAATTCTTCAAAAGTTTTTTCTGCTTTTTTGAATGTTCCACAAGGAATCTTGGCACGCTCTAAAGCATCTATGACTTCGCGAACTTCAGAATTTTTTCTTGCAAGCACAAACCAATCTTTATAGTTACCATCGTCTTCTATTAAAGAAACAATTCTTTTCATAGAATATGGCTCTGCATAAACTTCGCCGTCTTCTTTTCTATAAGTATGACTTTCTACTCGATAAACATCTCCCATTCCTTTAAGAAATGTATTAGCAAAAGCCAAAATCTTTCTTGGATTACGATAGTTTGTAGTAAGTTCATAAACTTCTGTTGTTGGTTCTTCTAGGAAGTTTAGAAAATGATGAAAATTACCTCCCTTAAAACCATAAATTGATTGACATGAATCGCCAACAAAATATAAATTCTGTGCGCACAAAGTATTGATAATAAAATCAAACTCTACGTCAGCGATATCTTGTAATTCGTCAACCAATAGATGAGTAATTTTCGGCATTTCAATATGTCTACGTTTTGTCATTTCAAGAAGTTCATCGAAACTTTCATCTTGAATTGTCTTAGATGTGTCAACACCATTTGTTTGTAATATCTTGTTAGCTAAACTGTGAATAGTTCCAATAAAGATTGGGTAGTCTATTCTTTCTAACATTTCTTGCGCCGCCATATTCGTAAAAGTAATTGCATAGATAGTATCTGGTTCGACGCCTTGTTTAATCAGATAATTGATTCTTCCCACAATCGTAGTCGTTTTGCCAGAACCTGCGGCTGCGGCTATGAGAGTATCATGGCTGGTGGTTTTTATTGCTAACTCTTGTTCCTCTGAATACATCACAATCTCCTCTCATTTTAATTATATTTAATTATAACATAAAATAAAAAGAAAGTCAAGTTTTAGCTTGACTTTCTTATCAAAGGATAATTGATTTATCTCTTTACGTGGTAAGGTTCTTATCTTCAAGTGTCATAAGTTCTGCATAAAGTCCATCTATAAATGTGTTACCATTAAGTGCTTTATAGTCTTCATAAAGTAAAGTAATACATTCTCTTTCAAAAGTTGGTAAGTAGCCTTTTACTTTATATTCATAATATTTACCAGTAATGAGCGCGCGCAGAATATGTTTGTCTGTTGTTCCTAATTGATTTTGATGCTCAAGAAGTAAATTAATCTTTTCCATTTGGTCGTTATTAGTTTGTTGAACTACATTTACTGTTTCAGCAAGTTTATCTACTGTAGTTGTCAATGTAGCAATTTGAGTATTAATTGCTCCTAATGGTTCTTGCATTTGGTCTTTTACTACTCTATCTAGTATCTTTTTGCAAACACCATAAATTGTTGCACCCGCGCCGAGTAATACGGCAAAGGCTTCAATATACGTAATATTTGCACCTAAAAAGGCAAGGATTGCTGCTCCCATTCTACACCCCTCTCTTAATAATGTTATCTGTATGCCAAATTGATTTCACTAGATAATCAGAGTTACTTATTAATTTATCATAAGTTAAACTGTCATTAATGTCCCAATATGGTAAACAAATCATAGGAATATTATGAGCAAGTGCATATGCCATTTTCTTTCTGTCATATTCTAATCTTTTTTGTAGTCCGCGTTTACCGCCCCAAGCAGATATTTCTTTGTAGTGCTGCTCGCCGTTGCACTCTAAAAAATATTTGATTGTACCATCTTGATTATAAATAACAAAATCAAATCGCAAATCAGCTTTAAATCCTTTCAGTCCATCAAAAGTTTGTTCTCTTTTAAAATTTATTTTATTCTTTTTTAATAAATCAATTACAAATTGTTCATAACTACTACTTCTCATATAAATGTCCCCTATGATATATATCTATCTATATCTAGGTAGAAATCATAGGGGCACAATATATAGTTTTTATGTCTAGCGAGTTAGTTGGTCAATGGTACATTCTTGCATTGACTTGTCGCCATCTATACGCCATTCTTTAATCTTGGAGTGGCGCAAATTACCACTGACATCATCAATTTCCATCGCAGTTATTTTGGCGACTTTACCACGAAGACTATTTGAATCTTCTTTAATACTATTTTTTAATTCATCAGTAAGATTACTTATCCAACAAAGAGAGACATCTTCGCCGTCTTTTCCTATAACACCAAATTCAACAGAACTTGGAAGACCAAAATAATAATCTTTTGTAACTGGAACAATTATACCATTTTCAAGATAGGTATCATAATTTTCTTCACCTAGAAGAAGCTCTCCTGTTCTAACGTTCTGCCAATAAATCCAATGTTCGGGTTCTTTTCCTTCATATTCTTTTGTTGCCATTCTAGTTTTACCAGTAAGAAAAGCATCTATTTCTACTTCAATTTCTTTTTTAATTTTAAGGGACTTACGTGCAGTACGCTTGCCTGGAGTGTAAAGACTATCTCTACGTTGAATAACAACACCTTCATATCCCTTGTCGAGCGCCCATGCAATATACTCCCAAAGGTCTTGACCTTGAAAATAAGTTGCAGTATGAATATAAGGGTCATTTTTAAAAAATTCACAAACCGTTGAACCTAGAAAACCCACTCTATCTTCAAGTGGCATATTCATCATATTCTTTCCATTCCATGCAAGAACATCAAAAATATAGTAATGAAGTTTTTCTCCTTTTTCTTGACGTGCAATTGCTTTGTCAACTAAACAACCCATTATAGTTGTTACATTCTTTGAACCTTCGTTATTTGGAAAATAGATTTCACCAATAAGAACTGTTCCATTAGGAAGTCTAATAAGACCGTCTTTAATATGAGGAACCCAATCTAACTTATTAGCATAGTCTCCATTAACACCTCGTGTACGAGAACGAAGCCAATATTGATGTTCATCGCTCAAGTCTTTTCCAAATGAGAACCAATGTCCATCTACTTTTCGCGACCCTATATAGTCGCCACTAAAGATAAAGTTTTTAGCAAGCATGCGTGGATTTTCTTTCTTTGTACCACTCCAATAGTGTTCGGCTTCAAATTCCCAGAAGTTTACATTATCTATCATTATCTTTCATTCACCTTATAATTTCATTAAACTCAATTGGAGTATAGTTAATTCTTTCTGCGCTCACACAAAATGAACGTGAAGAGCAATCAGTATATTCTGGATTATCATGAACATGCGCGAAGATATTGGCATATACACCATTTGATTGCACAAACTGCGGCTGATGACTAATAATATAAAAGTCTTCAAAGATAATTGGATATCTACTCACATATTCAAATCCTGCTTCATAATATGTATATTTGCTTTCATGGTCATGATTACCAAGAATTAAAGTTTTGCGCCCATTCAGACGTTGACCAATCTCAATAATCTTTGCTTTATTTGCGAGCGCAAAATCACCGACCATAAACACTTTATCTTTTTTTGATACTGTATTATTCCAATTCTGAACTTCTTGTTCATTCATCTCATAGACATCTTTAAATGGTCTATTGCAATATTCAATAATATTACTATGATAAAAATGTGTATCACCAATAAACCAAACATTACAATCTAATGGTTTTCTTTTTGCATCATCGCCACT